AGGCGCCGGCACGGGCTCCGGCGCGGCAACGGGCACCGGCTCCGGCGCAGGATACGGCTCCGGCTCAGGCGCCGGCTCCGGCTACGGCTCCGGCTACGGCTCCGGCTACGGCGACGGCTCCGGCGACGGCGACGGCTCCGGCGACGGCGACGGCTCCTAGTGTGGTGCATGGTGTATCGCATGAGGAGACGGTTGGGTTTACTAGCATGAGGGGGAAGCGATGATGACCGAGCAAGAACTTAAAGAGTCCGTGGCGAAGGTGGCGGAGTTGGATGCGAAGCGAACGCAGGGGGAGTGGGTTGCAGAACAGGATGACCGCGATGATATGCAATGGAACTGGACAGTAGAAATAAATCACACCACACTGACTGTTTGCAGTTTATTTCATTCAGATGGTCCTGATTGGCCCAATGGTGGAGTCGCTGTACCTAACGCCGCATTCATCGCCCACGCTCCTCAGATGGCATCCCTGATTGCCCAACTGTGGCAGGAGCGGCAGAGCGCCACCATCAAAACAGATAACACGCAAGCGCTGTATAACGCACTGGCAGTCATCGAACAGCAGCGCGCGGTGATGCAGAAAGCGCGGGAGGCTTTTATATCAGTACAGGACGCTCAGAATATTATCGAGGCTAACTCGGTTGCCACTAAGGCCATCTCCCTGCTCAACGGCTGTTTGAAGGTGGGGGAGTAGATGGGCGGAATTAAAGAGGTCGCACAAAAACGCTGGAAACAGCGCCAATGCCTAGCAAAAAAGAATTACGCAACGGAGAGTATCGCCAACAAAGATATGGAGCGAATGCTTGTAAGTATCCCCGCTTGGCAGACTCACCGGTTGAATGTCTATAAATGCCCTCACTGCCACACGTTTCACATAGGAAATAAACCGAAGTAACCCCACCACCCAGAGATAAAGAGAGAAGGGATATATGAGAAAGATTTTACAATTTCCGAACTGGCTGAACCGTTGCGGCAATAGCGTGCAGCAGTCACCGCCCGAGGTTTTCAGACCATCGGCATCCGTAATCCACGGCTACGCTAAAGACATCGAGCGTTACGGTCAGCCAATGGATAGTGACCTTCCTGCGTATTTCCGCAAGGTGGCTGATTACTACGAAAACCAAGTTGTGGGCAGCATTACGCAGGGTTAACCCCCATGTCCCCCACAGCAGAAAAGAGGAAGTGATGGCGACATTCACGATGAAATTTAAGAACTGGGAAGGAATCAAAACAATGGTTGATAATATGACAATGGATAAGCAACAGGCCGCGCGTGAGTTTGACACCTATTACGAAAGTGCAGATTGGGCTGCAATGGGTCATTGTGAACAGCATGAGCATACTTGGCAAGCCGCCCAAGCTGCCCTCATGCCGGTGCTGGTTGAGGCTAGGGATGCTATTATTGAGGCTCGTCGGAATATAGACGAGGTAGACAATGCGTTAGCTGATTCTTTTATGTGGGATGCCCTCGCCCGCCTCAATACCATCATAGGAGAGAATCATGAATAACGAACACCAAGATGGGGAGCGGGAGTACCATGCCATCCTAAAGGATGCATATTGGGTAAACGACTTTCGTAGCCCCAATATAGGTGGCCATATCCAAGGCGACACCAAAGGTAGATTTGAGAATGGTGAATGGGTAAGCACCAGCACAGTATTTGAGCATTTGGGGGATGATATTTATCGCACTCGTTATAGTGTTTACAAAGTCGAATGGAGAGATGATCGCGGCGAACCATCAGAACCAATCTCCGGCTACACTTACACTTACACCCGCGCCCGTCTTGACAAGGCGGCAGTGGAACCCGTGCCAGTGGATGCGGGGGAGGTTCTTCGCGATATAAAATCCCGTATCCACGCTGAACGGTACGAATGCACACCACTTACAATAGATGATGCAAGCACCGATGCCGAAAAAGAATTGATGTGCATTATTGATTACATCGACGCGGAGGTGACGGCAGCCCTCGCATCCATGCCCGCTCGTCGTGGGGTGAGTGAGGAGGCCGGTAAGTGTGAAGTGCTAGACCAGCAAGCGGTTTCAGATGCTTTGGCCACCTACAACGAATCCTACGGAAACGGGGTTGATAAGGGTCAGTGCATCCGACGCGCAATCCGCAAATACCTAGACACGCTAGGGCTTGATGCAGAAGGACGACCTTACGCCATCAAGCAACGCCTCGGCGGCAAGAGTGAGGACCAATGAACAAGCTAGCATTCGCAGCCGTAGCAAGCGTGGCCATAGCGCTGATAACAACCGAGAACCGGGCTTTGCTGGAACGGCTGGTGACGTTTAAACATGGGAGGGGGAGATGAGATTAAGAGAGAAGGTTTTACTGGTAGTTGCTCCGGTCTATGTCTCATACATGGTTATTCACTTTGCTGGTTGGGAAGTGCTTGCAACCGCCATTATCTGCCTAGCTCTGAGCTTCTGCATTGCTTGGGGAGTAGGGCTTTTTATACGAGGGTTAGATGAGTGACCTACAGCAAGCCATAGACATCCTTGAGCGTGTGCGTGACAGGTTGCTAGATGGAAGTGAAAACCGCATTAAAGACGAAGAAATAACGAAATTTCTGGAAAGAATGAAAAATGAGCCGAGAGAAGACCGCACTACGCTGCCTTGATTGCGAATTTGCAAAGATAGAGAAAACCCCTGATTCTCAGGAGGGGCTTATGCTGCTCGTCAAGAAATATCTTCTTTGCCCAGATTGTAATTCTAATAGAATCACGCAGGTAGCTGGTATAGACTCGAATGGCAATTACCATCTTTATATGTGAGGGGTTATGCTCGAACTAGCTGTAAAGAATACGGACCAAGACATTAGCCAATACCGTGAAGACCAAAAAGCTGCCGCTTGTTACTGTGCGCGCTGTGGTCTACGCAAAATGATGACGATTGATGAGCTTATGGCCTATACCGAAGCTTGTAAGAAATGTCGTAAATGATTGCTTTCTGTGCAACCTTGGCCAGCCCCTTAAAAGGCTGGTTTTTTTATGCATTAGGCTTCCAATCACACAATTTCGCGCCAGTGCGGTTATTCTGAAGTATCTGCCGTGCCGTGCTATCGGTGAATTGGTCCGACTTGCTGACATAGACCGGGACAAATGCAGCGCACTCGCTACCGGCTCCAATCGCGGAACAGCTCGATACTAGCGGCACCATCAGGAAGGCGAGAAACAGCGTTTGCTTGTTTGGCTTTTTCATCTCTTACCTCGATTTTGTTAATAAGGGCGCTTCTTTCGCACCGCTGGCTTGCTAGGCGATACCCTTGCAGACCCGCTCCCGCTATCGCTAGGGCTATCAGTATCGGTTTCCAGTTGCTGAGTATCAGAGTTAGGAACATTGCGTGTTGCCCATTGCTTATTCGCCGCCAAACCAGTGAAAGCCGCTGCATAAGCGAAATAGATGTTTTCGTTATTTGAGACTATCATAGCATATGTCATAGGCCAAAACGATAAGAAAAGCAGTAACGCCGAAACGCTATCCAAACCCTGCCGGTCCTTAAAAAAGGTTCCTGTGTTAAGCAATCTCAATCCAGACATCCTTGCCCCTCATAGCTTCCAGTTCATCCATCAATTTCTCTCCTAATAAAATCACCTATTTTTAACATTTGTTCGTGAGTAAAGTGGTCTTGCCTCATAGTGTTGCATCGGAAACAGGCTGGCACAATATTTGTTTTAATATGGCCTTTTGTGTTATCAATTCTATCTGCTCCCAGTTTATCCTTAGAACCGCAGTAAACACATGATTTATTGAATATTTGATTAACAACATATTGGAAGTCAAAGTCGCACTTTTCAAAGCCTTTTTTGGCATCTCTCGCTTTGTAGGAGCAGACCATAGAAGTTGCCCTTTTCCGTTTTCTACGTTCGTCTATCTCGGCTGGATTCAAAACCGCTTTCTTAGCTTGCGACCGCTTTCCAAATAAAATTTCCTCCGGCGTTTTATACTGTTTTCTATGGTAACGCTGAACAGCCCCTTGCACATTCAATTCTAATTTGTAACACCATTCAAGAAGCGGCAGTGTTTCACCATTATAAGTTAGAAGGCGAACAGGCTTTCTAATTACATTACTTTTATCCGTCCAAAAACAATTATCGGCGCTAAACGGTTTAGATTTATCCTCTCTGCATAAAGTGGCACCATCATAATAAGAATCTTTCATATCCCGAACAAACGTATTAAAATCCTCCCATTCCTTAGAGCATCCCCATTTCTTGCCTTTTATTGTAAATCTAAACGCTCGCCACACATTATGGAGTTTTGTGCCCGCCATGCCGTTTGTGTATGCCGCCCTATTCTTCCACCCTTCTTTTAGTTTTATACTTTGCTGCGCCGTCATAACTAAACCCCTTTATTTGTATACTAAGGGATGTATTATAATAAATAATTCATGCTATTTCAATCATTACGTCGCCATGCTTTAAATCTTTTTCAATCTCATCCATAAGCAGAGACATCGCAAATCTTGAATTACCTACGCCTCCTTTTATTCTAGTTGTACCTACTAAAATACACCCGGAACTGTCCCCCGCAAAATTTCCACTATGAATCCTAATGCCCGAGAATCCCGGTACGTCTAAGAGCAATGGCAGGTGCTTCTGGAAGCGGTTACTAAACGTAATAACTACCTTATATTTGCCTGCTGGTATAGCAGTTTGCCCGGGTATCTTAGGACCATCTCTAACGGTGTCTTCGCAAGTGAACAGCACAAGGCTATTAATCACCAGCTTCCCTAGCGTAAACTCAGGCGAGAATATCTCTCTGGTGAGTTTCACGACAAAACCCCCATTTTCTTTAACACTAGCGATAAGAGAAACGCAAAAGCACCGCCAAGAAGGCTGAACGTAAATGCTATGCCACCAAAGAAGCTCATGGATTTTTCCATTTTCATCTCAATTTTGCCCACCTTATCATCAAGGCTTCCCATGCGCGAATCAACGCTATGTAAGGTTGTTTTTATCTCGAGAATATCGGAATGGTGCGATTCCTGTTTCGCTTCAAGGTAAGCAATGCGCTCATTTGGTAAAGTAGACATATCACGCACCCATTGTTTGAAGTTGACTAGCTGTTGCCGTATCGTACCAAACTGCATCAAGGGCAATAGACCCACCCCATGCTCTACCTGCCGAAATATTCCCATTTAAGCGATTGTAGGTTAAATCAGTAGGCCATGCCGTAACGGACGAAGTTAGCGCTGTAGCCCGGTTTAAACTGGCAATGAGACCAGAAGCAGAAGCGGTATAGGCAAGCGTGAAGCTAGTCGAGTTAGGGATGGGACCGAAGTTAATTGCCCCGCTAGGAACGGTGGTGCTGTTCTTTTTTACCTCAAGAAATAGGTTCCCCGCTTGATCGCGGTACACTTCAAGGTCGCTGTAACCATTGGTGGTGTTGGTATTATTATCCGTGTGATGCAGGACTTGATAGAGGTCCGTTGGCAACCCGGGTGCGGTTTTGGCTTTGATGAGCCGTGTCACAGCGGTTGGCGCGGAGGTGGTTTGTACCAAAGCGTTAGCCGCTAGGTTCTCCATGCGAGCGTTCGCAATGGTAAATGATTTACCCGTGCCAGCATAAGAGATATTCCCAGCAGCATCACGGGTGCAAATATCGAAATAACCCGAGGTAAGTGAACCCATGATGCCAGAAACCGTGATTCTATAGAACCCGTCAGCAATAGCGGTAATGCTGGAATTAAGCGGGGTCGTGCCACCAAAGTTAGTTGCCGCCGATACCGTTCCGGCTGTAAGGTCAAAATCCGCGTAGCACCCAACCGCAGCACTGACAAACCACAAACGGCCCTTGGTAGCGGTTCC